TTATAACTCCGCACTTGCTGTTGCTTGCGACTTTATATCAGCCCCCGAACTAACTCCTCCTGAATTATTATTTCGTCTAATTGTAACGGCTGATAATCCAAGAGAGATAGTTGTTGCCGCACCATCTGTAGTATCAGCCGTACTAACACCAGTTGTGTTGGCATTTTGTGTTGAATAAAGTACGACTGTTGGTTGCGCCCTCATAGCGACAGGAAAACACCAAGTTCCAGATGGCGCGTAAGTCCACGTTGCGTTTACATTTGTAGAAATCGCACCTGCCGATGTAGCCGTTCCGGGAACAGTTGCTGTGTCATAAGTTTTTGCAAAATACCGCTGACACAAAGCCAACTCAGTACCATAAGAACGATAGTCAAATGATGTGGCTACAGTTCCTACTTCTAGTTGGACACCTGTGATGTAGAAGGTGGCTCCAGTAGTTGCAATTAAATCTGTTTCGCCAACTGCGCCTAGTTTGCCACCAGCATTCCAAGAATTGTTTGACGTTGCTTTGTTTGTACTTCCGCAACCAAGCGAGAAGATGGCATTTAAACCATAAGAGTTACCCGTACCAAAAGTTCCACTTGTTGGCGCGGCAATGGTGACAGACTTTTGCTCCCAAGTGTTAGCCGCATTAACGGTGTAAGTTGTCCAATAAGACAAATCAAAAGCACTGTTTCGGAAACCAACACCAAATGTTCCCGTAACACTTGAACGAACCCAGAAAGACACCGTAAACTGTTGGGCGCTGGCTGTACCTAAAGCAAAGTCAGCGGTGTTGTACCCTTCCATAAATTGCTGAATGCTGAAATAACTTCCAGCCGCAACAGCCGCACCAGTTGAAACTGTAGCAAGTAGACTATTAGTAAAGCCTGATGGGGCAGTAGTTGATTGCTGAATTGTTACTGTTGAACCAGTCCATAAACGATCAACATTCCAGCGGTCAAGTGTGTAACCAGAACCAGCTGTAACAGCTGCCCCCGCATTTCTCTGATCGAATTGCATCTGGGGATTGATGATGCGGTTCTTAAAGGACGAAGCATTACCAGCGCCTAGCGTAAAGCCAGACTGCGTAGTTAGCTGTTCAGCGTTAATCGTGCCGTATGCCATATTTATGCTCCTGCCGCTTGTTGGAGCGGTGTTAAATCTTGGTTTGTCCAAAAGTCTTTAGCCAACATCAAAACTAGATGCTCTTTGTTACGAGCCAAGCAGTCTGCCCAATCTTCAGCAGTCATATCTTCTGGCTTATCACCATTGATGAGAGCCACGCTGTCCAAACAAGCTGAGTAGTGCTTGGCAATTTGTTCAGGAGTTTCAATAGTCATGTTAGTCCTTATGGGTGTGATGCTTTGTAAGCGTCAAATTCTGCTTTGAGTGACTGAATTGATTTAAGCAAAACGACAGTCAGGCGTTCGTACTGGAATCCTTCAACTTCGCCATCAGCGCCACGAGTAACAAGCTCTTCAAAACCAGCCGCAGCAGCTTCGTCAGCAATTAGGCCAAGGTGGTCTTTTGTTTGGTCGTCTTTTTCAGATTTTGATTTGTAACGAACTGGGCGCAATGCGCTGATGTCAAAGTCTTCAACATCACGAATGTCTTGCTTGTACTTTAAAGCGGAAGTGGATCGCCGAATAGAACCGTCACTTGCAACCCAGACGTTTGCAGCATTAGCAGTTGTCAAAGAATAAACTGTTGAAACTCTAAGCTCGCCAGAACTACCAACAAAATACAACATTGGATTCCCATCCCCATCAGACAGCACGATGTAGTTGCTTGCTGTGCGAATGTCTAGGCCACCTAAGTTGCCGTTGTAGCGACCAATAATGGTGTTCTTGGAGCCAGTGGTCATTGCTGAACCACAACTTGTACCAATAAAAGTATTATCGCCACCAGTTACTAAAGTACCCGCCAAAGCACCAATCAAGGTGTTTTGCTGATTTGTAGTGCTACTATATCCCGCCTGATAACCTACAGCAGTGTGATAGGACGCTGTGGTGCTGGCGCGAAGGGATTCAACCCCAATACTCGTATTGTACAAACCTGTCGTACTTGAATAACCAGACTGAAAACCAACGGCTGTGTTAGCTCCTCCTGTGGTGTTGGCATTAAGAGCATTCGTACCAACGGCTACGTTATTAGAACCAGTTGTATTGCTCTGTAATGTTTCTTGCCCAAAACCAGAGTTATTAGCACCAGTAGTAACTCCATAAAGTGCATAAGAGCCAACGCCCACATTCTGACCTCCTGTTGTTGTACCAGAATACAAAGCACGAAAACCAACCCCAATGTTGTTAATACCCGTTGTGTTTGACGTACCAGCACCACTACCTACAAAAACGCCTTGGTTTCCTGTGGTGTTATTTGGCAGAGCACTAGCACCCACCACAGTATTGGTAGCCACAGCACCAGCACCCTTACCTACTGTTAAGCCTTGAATGGTTACAGCTTGGCTTGCGTCAACTGTAATAGCAGTTGTTTCGTTTGTCTGAATGTTCAGGATGCCACTGTCGTCTCCAGTGGAGATTAGGCCGCCAGAGCCAGTGCTTGTTCCGTTAATAGTTGAAGCCATTGTTTATCCTTATTGAACGAGCCAGCGCTGACCGCTAGAAATGGTTACAGAAATACCGCCGTCAATGGTGACTGGGCCAACAGAGAATGCGTTGTAACCCGTCCCAACAGTGTAATTTGCACTTACTGTAGTCGCATTTACCAAAAGACCATTTGTTGCAACAATCTCTGAAGCCTGCAACTCACCAGTAGAAGGCTTGTACAGGAACTTGGCGTTCGATGTGTACAAAGTCGATGCCGTGCCAGACGTAGCCGCCGCAGACAAAGGATAAATGTTTGATGCAGTCGTTGTGTCGTTGCTCAGTGCCGCACCACCAACAGAGGCCCATGTAGAACCGTTATAGCCTTCAAACTCAGTGGTAGTGGTATTAAACCGAAGCATACCGCTCGTAGGTGTAGGGCGCTGTCCAGTCGTTCCCTTGCTAATTGTTAAAGCACCAGTCGATGTAAAGCTTGAATCAGAAGAGGCTGTAAACCCAGTCGTACCTAAAACCGTACCACTCCAAGTCAAACTGGCCGAGTCAGACAACAGGCCAGATGCACCCGCAAAGGTAATCCTTGTGCTGGTCAGCGCAGTATCTTTGATGCTTGCCGCAGTTAAGAAGCTGCCATCCCATACTAAATTAGCTGAGCCTGCAAATACACCACCACTGTTAAATTGAATCTGTGTATTAGATCCAGCTGCATTTGGAACTGTCGAGCTGACCTTAATAAAGTCTACGCCGTTCCAAGCACAAACAGCTGACTCACCAGCAATAATCGTTACACCGGTCGTTGGACCAACACCCACCAACTTGATAGACTGACTACTTGTGGTCTTATTTACTACAATGTAAATCTTGGATTGAGCTGGTGCAGTGATTGTTCTAGTAACCGTTCCGCCTGCAGTCCATAAGAGAACTGCTTGTCGTGAAGTATTGGCTGCACCTGTGGTAGTGGTTAGTGTTACATCAGCATCAGAGCTAATAGTGGTAGTGCCGGCGATGGAAGAGTCTAATAGCGCGGTAATGGAGGTGTTTACAACGTCACCCCAAGTGCCTGACAGTTCTCCCGTGACTGGTAAAGCCAAACCCAATAGTGATGTATATGCTGTTGCCATGTTTTAACCTCAAGTTACAATTTCATCCCACACGGGTGTTTGTTCATTCACAACTATATCCCAATTAAGCGCCTGTGAGTTGTCGATATTTTGCCAGTTTGCTGTTTGACTGTCATCTATTTGTTGCCAATAAAACGCAATTAATTCACCTACAAACGCACTAGCAAGGTTACCTGTTAAAGCTAACTGTGGGTTTGCTACTGCTGTACCAGCAAGCCCCGCAGAAGCTACACCAGATATAGCAACCGTAAAACCCCTAGTAACCGTACCAACCGCGCCTTCAGCCAAAACCGGTAGCAGAGGAACCAGAACACTGCCGGGAGCTCCTTGAGCATCTACACCAGATATACCAATAGAGCCTTCTGGAACCGCCGTGCCAACTGCACCCGAACCTAAAACTCCAGACAGTACAGCTATTTTATTAAAAACAACTGTGCCAACTTCTCCTGATCCTAAAACCCCTGTTAAGGCAATTAAACGATCATCTAGTGCAACAGTACCAACTTGGCCTACTGCCTCATTACCAATTAATGGTATCTCTTTACCCGAAACAACCGAATCAATTGCGCCCGTGGCAAATACACCGCTAATCGCTACTGATACACCTGAAACTACAGTCCCAACATTACCCGTTGCTAAAGTACCGTCTTCGGTCGGATTGTTTGTCTCAGTAACATCACCAACTAAACCATCGGCTGAAACACCAGTAAGAGAAGCCGTCTTAACTGGCGTAACAGTGCCAACCGCACCTTCGGCGGCAACGCCTGTTGCCTCGAGAGTACCGCCCCAGCCATTACTCCCCCACGCGCTGTCGCCCCAGCCGAGAGACATGGCTTACCCTTTAGGTTGTGGACAAGCGCAACAAAGCGGTTGTTGTGGTGTTAGCAGGCATAGTCAGTGTGAAAGTACCCGCTGTAATAGTTTGTGAACCAAAAGTGTGAACAGACACGGCCTTGTTAGACTGGGTGCTGTTATAGATTAACACTGCATCAAATGCTGTAGTTAAAGTAACAGCCGTATAGGTAATTGATGCAGAAGGCGTCCAGTAAGCCACGCCCGCAGTTGCAGAGCTATTAGTGGATGCTGGCACTGTTGCATTTGTTACTGTTACGCCACCAGCCGTGTACCCAGCACCAGACACTTCATTTACGGCTGAATAACCTGTAGTTGAAGCATTAACAGTAGCAGAAGCTAAATACAAAGCAGCTTTGAATGTATCAGCAGCTGTAGACGCACGGATAGGCGATACGCCAAAATTGTGGGTGCCTGTAAAAAGCTCACCCATGAAACTTGTTGTCATCGCTTGTGTATTTGCCATGATATTTCCTTAAAAATTAGATGTTTCAGCACCCGCAAACGCAGGAATTTTTTTCAATGTCACATGAGCTGATCGGTGAACCAATTCGCCATCTAACCAATACTCTACCCAAGTGGTGTACTCATCAGCATTATCCACGACACCTTCTTTTTTCTCAAGAAGAGAATCATCCATTTCGCCTTTGGTGGTAGTAACGATCAATTTGAACTCCTGATTAGAGCTGCCGATGCAGTATTGGCAGGCATTGTGATTGTGAAAGTGGCTGTTGATGTCTTATCAGACCCAAAGTCCAACACGGCAACAGACTTATTACCCTGCGTAACGTTGTAAATTAAAGCACATCTGGCCGTTAATGAAGACGTCCAAGACACATTGGGGAACCCAACATAAGCCGTATACCCAGAGGAATTAACAGTTATCGGCGTTAATATGGAACCACCAGCTGTATATCCAGTAGCCACAACCTCATTATCGGTTGAATAAGCAGTCGTAGCTTCGTTTAGATTGGCGCTGGCCGTGAATAAAGCAATCTTGATTACGTCAGTCGTAAGATCATGAACGCCTTGATAAAGCTCGGCCTTGAAGCTGGTTGTCTGGGTCTGAACAATACTCATGATACTGAAATCCTAACCTGACCATCCCTATAAGCATCAGCACGTTGCTTGCCGTCTGCCAAGTTTTTATACAAAGCAATAGCCTGTACATAGCGGTCTTGAGCCAACTTAACCATTTCGCCGTCACCCTTCATGTACATGAAAGCTTCACAGATAGTTCCATACAAAAGCACAGAATCAAAGTTATCACCCAGCCATGTCTGACTAGCAGTCACAATAGACTCGGGGTAATAGTAATAATGCAGCTCTAC